CGCCATTTCGCGGATTGCCACAACCGGAAGCGCACGGTCGACGAAAATTTAACGACTACCTACAGAGAGACGAACTTCGCCGTGCGCTTTCGCGTTATGCCCTGACTTTTCAGGGATATATCCTTTTCAGTAAACTGTCAGTGCCGGATTCTTATCCGTGTCCGGCGCACGCACTCTACCTCACCTGTGAATAAATTAATGATTAATTGATATTTTGTTGTTTGATTCAACTTTCCCATCGGATGTGTGATGCTTTAAATCACAGGAATTAATACTGCTTGCTGTAAAATGATTTTCAAGGGGAGCTATTCGAATCCCTTTCTTTTTCATTAACAAGCCAAATCCTTTATTAATGATGTCCATTAATTCCAGGAAGTATTTTTCATGTAAATCCTGGTTATCAGAGAGCTGCTTCTCTTCGCACAGACCGATAAAGGCACGACGAACGTTACCGGATATAGTATCGATGGTTTCTTTTTCTACGGTACTCAGGTCAAGAGTCGCCAGTTGGGAACGAACTATATTCGCTGCCATTTCCTGGAATGGTACTGGTAAATCTTTAAATTCCATCGTCAACCTCATCAGTCAGTGTTTCTGGTTAACCAGCGACGCGCGCCAGCTTCAGTTTTAAACGTTTTGCTTCTGGTATACGTCATCGCGGTAAACGTGCCGTCCTGGTTGGGAAACACGCCGCATACCAGAGATTCGTTGTTGCCAAGATCGATAGTATCCATGCTGACCTCATTTCCCCTTAACGCCAGGGTAGCGGAACTGTTTGCTGAGAACACCGTGCGGTGTCTTGATGAGTAGAATTTAGAATAATCTAAGAATTGTGGTCAAGCTTTTTGTGTAGAAAAACCTAAGTTTTTTTGATGTAAAAAACACAATCATTTGAAAGTTTGTGCTTTTTATTACAGAGAGTGGCGAAAAAAAAAGGGGGGGTTATTTATTTGCGCTTCTTTTGCGAGCTTTGAGTAGTTCTTCAAAAAGTTTGTTGAAATTCTCAACTCGAGCACGCATCTCTGACAACAGAGCCTTTTGCTCTGACTCAGGCAGTGCGTCGAACAGTTGAAGCAACTCTTTTTGATCTTCTGTCAGATTAACTGGCTGATTATCTGGGATCGGTTCGCCTGGTTGCTTATCTTCATCTCCAAAAAGAAGCCAAGTCGGCGAGCACTGAAGCGCCTGGCTCAGTGCGAATAATCTCTTCCCCGCTGGCTGTGTTTCATCTCTTTCCCATTGAGAAATTGTTACGTGAGCCACTTTGACCAGCTTACCTAATGCGGCCTGAGACAGTTTTAATTTTTTACGCCTGTATAAGAGGCGAGCACCGAAGGTTTCGTTTTTCATATTAGGTAATTCTAATTTTTCTTGACTTAGGTTTCTCTACGATCTAGTTTCCTTAGGAAAATCTAAGGAGTTCGATATGTTGAAAATTGATGCTATAGCGTTTTTTGGCAGCAAAACAAAGCTTGCCAATGCCGCAGGAGTTAGGCTGGCAAGCGTTGCTGCATGGGGGAAACTGGTTCCTGAAGGTCGCGCGATGCGCCTGCAGGAGGCATCCGGCGGGGAACTTCAGTACGACCCCAAAGTTTATGACGAATATCGTAAGGCAAAGCGGGCGGGGCGGTTGAACAATGAAAATCACCCCTGAACAGGTTTGTGAGGCTCTGAATGCCTGGGTATGTCGACCAGGAATGACACAGGAGCAAGCGACGATATTAATCACGGAAGCATTCTGGGCTCTGAAAGAACGCCCGAACATCGATGTTCAACGCGTCACGTTTAATGATGGCGAGGTTGATCAACGGGCGCTGGGCGTTAACCGGGTGAAGATATTCGAACGCTGGAAAGCTATCGACACCAGGGATAAGCGGAAAAAATTCACGGCGCTGATTCCGGCAATTATGGAGGCTATCCGAATTAGTGATTTCAGGTTGTATCGTGAGATCAGTGATGGAAAAAGCATTACGTACATGATCGCCGGATTAAACAAAGAATATGGCGATGTGGTGGAGTCCGGGTTGCTTTTTGCGGATCCAGCTGTTGTGGAACGTGAGACTGACGAGCTTATAGAAAAAGCTATTGCTTTCAAGCATGCGTATCGTCAGCAATATCAATATTACTTTGCAGATAAACAAATGTCTGCCAGGGGTTTGTATGAGTATCGATGCACTACGATGGGCTAAAAAGGTGAAAACCGGCAGTTCATCCAGTAAGTCTGTATTGACCTGGCTTGCTGATATGTGCGGTGCCGATTTGTGTGCATACCCGTCTGTATCTGCACTGGCAGAAGTAACGGAACTAAACAAAAAGACTGTGCAGGACAGCTTACGACACCTGATGGAGATTGGGTTAATTGTTGATACCGGTGAGAGAAAAGGCAGAACAAAGCAAATTGTGGTGTACCGACTTATCGGTGTAGAAGAAAGTGTTGCCGAGCCTGAATACACCCAAAAACGGGAGTCTTTAAAGGTGGGTAAAATTGGTGCTGTTAATAAAAACAGTACCGAAAATGGTTATGTTTCAGCACAAAACAGACCCAAAAACGGAACTCTTAGCTGCATGGAAAATAACCAAAGACACCCAAATTTTCCATCAAAGACACCCAAAAACGGATCACGGAACCCAAAGGAACCCAAAGATCTAAACCCCACACATAACGCACGCGAGAGTGCTCCGACCAGTGAGCAGGAAGTTTTGTCGTTACAGGCAGCACCCCTTGTATTCCTGGATGGCCTGAGCGAACCCATCGGAAAATTTCCGATGACCGATAGCTGGTATCCGTCACGGGATTTTCGACGACGGGCTGCGTTGTGGGGGATGGCTTTGCCGGAGACAGAATTTACACCTGCTGAACTTGCCGCCTTCCGGGACTACTGGGCAGCGGAGGGGAAAGTGTTTACGCAGATTCAGTGGGAGCAGAAATTCGCCCGTCACGTAAATCACGTCAGGGCGCAGGTTAAACCAGTCAGCAAGGGGGTAAACCATGCAGCAGCACCAGGTGGCACCGCATCACGGGCAGTTCAGGAAATTCGGGCAGCACGTGAGCAGTGGGAACGTGAAAACGGATTTATCAGCGACGGAAACAGTCTGGAAGCTGTGGGAACTCATGGGGGAGGTTTATTCGAACCGCTGGACCCAGAAGAACGGGGCCGCACCTTCGAAGCTCTGGATTGCACAGATTGGCGCGATGACTGAGCAGCAAATCCGACAGGTCTGCCGCCAGTGCATGGACCGCTGCCGGGCGGGTGAAACATGGCCTCCGGACCTGGCTGAGTTTGTGGCGCTGATTTCAGAAAGCGGGGCCAATCCATTTGGCCTGACGGTGGATGCTGTGATGGAGGAGTACCGCCGCTGGCGTGATGAGTCCTGGCGATATGACGGAAGCGACAAATATCCGTGGCCTCAGCCTGTGCTGTACCACATCTGCCTCGAAATGCGTACCAGAGGGATTGAGCGCCAGATGACGCAGGGTGAGTTAAAACGACTTGCGGAACGGCAACTGACGAAATGGGCAAAGCATGTTGGTAACGGGATGAGTGTTCCGCCAGTGCGACGACAACTGGAAGGGGCGAAACACCCGCAAGGGCCAACGCCAATTGAACGGCTGAAACAGGAATACGAACGCCGGAAGGCAGCTGGTTTTATTTGAATCTGAGAAACGATTTTGTCGGAGGAAATTTTAATGGAAACCGTATTTGACGCACTGAAAGCAATGGGAAAAGCCACATCGGTAGAACTGGCCGCGCGACTTGATATCAGTCGTGAAGAGGTTCTCAACGAGCTGTGGGAACTCAAAAGAAATGGCGTCGTTGATAAAACTGGTCACACCTGGTTTCTGGCTGGCGAAGGTGAATCCCGGGTAACCGAAGAGCGGCCAGTAAAATCTGAAGCACAGGATATGCTGACCGGGGAGGTCGAACAAAAAGTTACCGCAGACATGATGATTGAGTTTATCGGTCAGGATGGTGCTAAAACGTGTGAGGAACTGGCGGGTAAGTTCGGCGTCAGTACTCGCAAGGTTGCCTCCACGCTGGCGGTGGTAACCGCAACGGGGCGGCTGGCACGCGTTAATCAGAACGGTAAATTTCGTTACTGCATGCCGGGCGATAATTTACCAGCAGAGCCGAAAGCCGCGCTGGTAACGGAAAGTGATGGTAAGGCCTTTCCTCAGCCAGCAGGTGCTGCGTTACCAGTCCGGGAAGCCGCAACACAGGAAGAAATTAAAACAGAAACTGTGGCGGACATTGTGCAGCCGTTGCCATCGTTTACCGAAACGCAAGCAGATGAGCTGATTTTTCCGTCCCTTCGCAGGGCAAACCTGGCGCTGCGCAGGGCGAAAAGTGATGTTCAGAAGTGGGAGCGAGTCTGCGCCGCGCTGCGGGAGCTGAACAAGCACCAGGATATTGTTCGACAGATTGTCGATTCATCCGGTCGTATTGTGTCGGAAAAGTGATTGCCGGAGACGCTTATGGCAAAAGTATTTACACCAGAAGAGCGGGAAGAAGTGAAGGCGCGCATTGTGGAATTCGTGCGCCTGAGCGGACGAGAAACTTTTCGACAACTGGCAGATAAAACGGGTGTCAGTAAGACCGCTATTCGTCGTTTATCTGGTGCGCTTGCGGCCAGTGGTGATGTCTGGCTCTCTGGTTGCGGGGTATTTCCATCAGAGCAGGCGTATCGCGTATGGCGTAAGACACCGGAGAAGGCTGCTGACCCGACACTGATTCGAAAGTTACCTGACGGAGAAATACGTCGTTACAACAGACGGCAGAACATAATTTGTCGTGAGTGCCGCCAGAGCGAAGTTATGCAGCGTGTGCTGGCGTTCTATCGGGGAAACTTTCAGGAGGTGATGGAGTGAGGGTCAGAGTTTATATTGCCGGTCCAATGACGGGATATGAAAATTTCAACCGTGAGGCGTTTCACAAGGCGGAAGAGGAACTGAAACGGGAAGGGCATACCGTCTTAAACCCGGCAGTACTTCCGGACGGGCTGACACAGCCGCACTACATGGATATTTGCATGGCAATGATTCGTTGTGTGGATGCGATTTACATGCTGAATGGCTGGCAGCGGTCAGCGGGCGCTAAGGCAGAGCTGGCACTGGCGGAGAAACTGGGGCATGCAGTGATTTATCAGGAGGTGGCTCAATGAGAGAGGTTAACTATGAGGCGCTTCGTGAGGCAGCACAAAACTATCAGTCGACGCTGGCGTGGTATCAGGCTATCCCGGACAGCCCAAATGCTGAACGGGATTGTGATGCGGCTCTTGCTGCGTTTAAGCGTCACATCCGTCATCGGGAAGCGGATATTATCGCTGATTTGCTGGATGGACTGGAAGAAGCAAAATCACAACTCAAAGAGCAGCGTGAGTATTACGAAGGCGTTATCTCTGATGGGAGCAAGCGTATTGCTGAACTGGAAGCGCGGGAAGTTCAATTACCGACTCGCTACGACCTTCGATATGGACACCCGATAAATGCAGATGAGCGACATGTCATGATACCTAAAGAAAATGGCAGTTGGCTTTACCTGATTGACCTAGAACACGCATTACGCGTCTCTGGCATTCGCATCAAAGGAGAGGAGCATGGAAATAAAACCAGAGGATGAGTTAAGCAATATCGTTTTATTTCCGGTAAAAGAGGATGACCCTCGTAATCAGGTTAATTTTCTTTATGAGCCATCGGAAAGACCATATTGTCATCACGCCTCTGTCCGGGTTGACGAAAAAGAGCGTCAGGTCCGCTGTAAAATCTGCGGTGCAGTTGTGGAGCCATTTGACTGGATGCTCTCTGTGGCGAAAAGAGAAACCAGACTGGCAGATGATGTAAGGCACTTGCGCCAGGAGGAGCGGGAAAGGCGAAAAAATATAGAAAAGCTAATTCAGATTGAGCGTAACGCGAAAGCGCGGATACGCAGGGCGACAAAATCCAGAACTGAATAATTAAATTTAGCTCTGTTAAAAATTTAATCCTTAACCGGAGGGATTTCTGCACCCTCAGAACATCAGGAGGCCGCCCGAAAGGGCGGTAGTTAAATGCGAAAGTTTAAAATAATTATTGAAACGGGAATAGCCGGTGGAGATTTCGAGGATGAATTCGAAGTGGATGATGATGCGACGCCTGATGAAATACATGACGAAGCAAAAGATATTTTCTTTAACTACTGCAATTACTCATATCACGAAATAAAAGACGAAGAGGAAGAGCAAAATGGCTGATTTTGGTTCAACTAAATACAACGTCAGTTTTGAAGCATGGCATGAACTGTTAATGGACTATGCAGAGTTACGTGGTGGCAGTGCTGCTGATGCTGAAGCATGGCGTGATGATTATGAAGCAGGAAAAACTCCGGTCGAAGCATATTGTGATGAGTGGGGCGATGAATGAGCGAGATTAATTATCAGGAAGGGCATGAAACGGCAGGGCAGGCAAAACCAGTTGCATGGCGATATCGCTACGTGAAAAAAGACGTTACAGACTTTCAGGGGAAGCCGTGGGCTGGTGACTGGAAATATGTACCGACAAAAGAGGATTGTAACGACAGGCCGAACTATGAAATTCAGGCCTTATTCATCGGCCCGCCAGTCCCGGTGACATCAGAAGGACTGGTTAAAGCCGTGCGCTTTTATGAACAGGTAAAGCGTGAGAATCCGCCAGTCGAAACAGGAGCATGGAAGGATGCTGTTGACTGGGTGCTCAGAGAGGCCTGCTGCGCTGCCATTCTGGGTAAAGCCGACAATCCACCAGCATCCGGCAATCAGGTTAGCGAATTAACAATGTGGGTTAAACGACTGGTCAGTCAACTGAAAAAAGCTCAGCCGGACTGCAAATTACCGGAGAAGGCGATGGATTACCTGAAACGAAATGGACTGATAAGCGTGGAGGATGTTTTACGATGAATATTTAGACTAAAGAGTTTGTAACGCTATGTAAGTGATTTTTTCTGGTTTAGATATTTATATGTCCGGCCAAATTGAGGTGTGTTTAAATGTTATTGCACATTGATTGTAGGGGGAATAATGAAAAACGCATTGCAGTTTTTGTTTGTTGCGTTCTGGTTGTTCGCATCATGTATGCCCATCATCTTCACAGCAAGGTATATGGAAAAAGTTGATGTTTTGATATTAATATTTGGATATATAAATGCCCTTTTTTTAGGGGTGTTCATGGCGGTCATGTGCATTGAATACTGGCGGTAAATACAGCGAACGCCATTGGTTTAGTTGGATATTTACTGTGCCGGACAAAAACGGTTTGCGGGGAAATCTTAGTTAAGTAGAATAACTGCGGGTGCTTGAGGCTATCTGTCTCAGGCATGAACACCAAAAGGCAGATAGAGAAAAGCCCCAGTTAACATTACGCGTCCTGCAAGACGCTTAACATTAATCTGAGGCCATATCTATGCGACACATAGAGATTAGCCTCTTACGGACCGAAAGGTCAAGGAGAAGCAGGCTATGAAGCAGCAAAAGGCGATGTTAATCGCCCTGATCGTCATCTGTTTAACCGTCATAGTGACGGCACTGGTAACGAGGAAAGACCTCTGCGAGGTACGAATCCGAACCGGCCAGACGGAGGTCGCTGTCTTCACAGCTTACGAACCTGAGGAGTAAGAGACCCGGCGGGGGAGAAATCCCTCGCCACCTCTGATGTGGCAGGCATCCTCAACGCACCCGCACTTAACCCGCTTCGGCGGGTTTTTGTTTTTATTTTCAACGCGTTTGAAGTTCTGGACGGTGCCGGAATAGAATCAAAAATACTTAAGTAGCGCGCAGGGATAAGAGGGATGGTCCCTTAAAGGGGAGAGCTAATTATCCGGAAGGATTCTGATGATGAACATCGAAGAACTGCGTAAAATTTTTTGTGAAGATGGCCTCTATGCTGTGTGCGTTGAAAATGGAAATCTTGTTAGTCATTACCGCATTATGTGTTTGCGAAAGAATGGGGCTGCGTTAATTAATTTTGTGGATGCTCGGGTCACGGACGGATTTATCTTGCGCGAAGGTGAGTTTGTCACTTCATTACAGGCATTGAAAGAGATCGGAATAAAAGCTGGCTTTTCTGCTTTTTCAGGAGAATAAACTCATCTACAATCTTGCGCGGGGCTGAACTCCCGCTGAGTAACACCGTGCCACCGGAGAAAACCGATGGCACGCAACGCAAAATATTACAATTCTGATAATTCGCCCGTTCTTGCCTGCACGCACGGGCGGTATTCTCACGCATTCAAGTCTGAATGGTTCCAGCACCCTCCATGCACTGCAGAACAGGCCGAATGGCTGATTCATTCTTACCGCAGGCGCGGGTTCGAGGTTAAGAAAGCTCTCAGTCTCGACTATCGGCACTGGATAATCTCTGTCAGGCTGCCTTATTCCGAACGCCCACCACGTGCGTCCCGCACTTTCCAGCAACGGATCTGGAGGTAACGTGCGGGTATTACTTAGACCTGTTCTGGTGCCTGAGCTTGGGCTGGTGGTCCTTAAGCCGGGCCGTGAATCCATACAGATATTTCATAATCCTCGAGTGCTGGTGGAACCGGAACCAAAAAGCATGCGTAATCTGCCATCCGGAGTCGTTCCTGCCGTTCGCCAGCCGCTGGCGGAAGACAAAACATTGCTGCCGTTTTTTAGTAACGAACGGGTGATTCGTGCTGCTGGCGGCGTTGGCGCATTGTCCGACTGGCTATTACGTCATGTTACATCCTGCCAGTGGCCTAATGGCGATTACCATCACACTGAAACAGTCATTCACCGTTATGGTACCGGCGCAATGGTGTTGTGCTGGCACTGCGACAACCAACTGCGTGACCAGACATCGGAATCACTGGAGCTGCTTGCTCAACAAAATCTGACAGCATGGGTGATTGACGTCATCCGTCACGCAATAAGCGGTACGCAGGAGCGGGAATTATCTTTGGCTGAATTATCCTGGTGGGCGGTCTGCAATCAGGTGGTGGATGCACTACCTGAGGCTGTATCGCGTCGTTCGCTGGGATTACCAGCGGAAAAAATCTGCTCGGTGTACCGCGAAAGCGACATCGTACCGGGAGAGCAGACCGCCACCAGCATATTGAAACAACGCACAAAAAATCTTGCACCGTTGCCTTACGCCCACCAGCAACAAAAATCACCACAGGAAAAGACGGTGGTAAGCATCACCGTTGATCCAGAGTCTCCGGAATCTTTCATGAAGCTGCCTAAACGTCGCCGCTGGGTTAAGGAGAAATACACACGTTGGGTTAAGACACAGCCGTGTGCTTGCTGCGGTATGCCAGCCGACGATCCGCATCATCTGATTGGTCACGGGCAGGGCGGAATGGGAACAAAAGCACATGATCTCTTTGTGTTGCCTTTGTGCAGAAAGCATCACAACGAGCTGCATACGGATACAGTGGCATTTGAAGATAAGTATGGCTCCCAACTGGAGCTGATATTTCGTTTTATCGATCGCGCGCTGGCAATTGGCGTACTGGCGTAAGTGGAGAACGAGCATGAACCTTGAAGCCTTACCAAAATATTACTCCCCAAAATCTCCAAAATTGAGCGATGACGCTCCAGCGACAGGCACCGGTTGTTTAACAATTACGGATGTAATGGCAGCGCAGGGGATGGTGCAGTCGAAAGCACCACTTGGGTTGGCCTTATTTCTGGCAAAAGTTGGTGTTCAGGACCCTCAGTTTGCGATTGAAGGCCTGCTAAATTACGCGATGGCACTGGATAACCCGACATTGAACAAATTGAGTGAAGAAATCCGGTTACAGATTATTCCTTACCTCGTGAGTTTTGCCTTTGCTGATTACTCCAGGTCTGCGGCAAGTAAGGCTCGCTGTGAGCATTGTTCAGGTACGGGATTTTATAATGTATTGCGCGAAGTGGTGAAACACTACAGACGCGGGGAATCTGTAATCAAGGAAGAATGGGTGAAGGAACTATGTCAGCATTGCCATGGTAAGGGCGAAGCCAGCACAGCGTGCAGAGGGTGTAAGGGTAAAGGGATTGTTCTGGATGAAAAAAGAACCCGGTTTCATGGCGTACCGGTATATAAGATTTGTGGGCGTTGTAATGGAAACCGGTTTAGTCGTTTACCGACCACGCTGGCACGACGTCATGTCCAGAAGCTGGTACCAGACCTGACCGATTATCAGTGGTATAAGGGGTATGCGGACGTCATTGGTAAACTGGTAACAAAGTGCTGGCAGGAAGAAGCATACGCGGAAGCGCAATTGAGGAAGGTGACGAGATAAATGATTTTTGCTGAAGATGGCGACATGATGTTTGCATTTTTCAAAAAATATGGATAAAATTTTTTCAACGATGGGCTTTGTATACCCGACGTTAAGAAAAAGTAGAAAACCCGCTGATGAGCGGGTTTTGTGCTTTAAATGGGGCAATGGTAATGTTGAATCTCATCCCGGGACTCATGTCTGTTAACTTATTATTTAGCTGGTGACTTGGTTATTTGCCTGATGTTTAAAATGTTTTCTTCCAGTACAATGTCCCTAAACACAATGAGTCTGCTTATTATATTATTAGCAGAGCTATTACGGCCAAAGTACAGCATAAGCTTTTAAAGCCAATCAACCAGTCATCAAGACAGACGGGGTTATTCATAAAAACTCTCCATGTGTGATCCGATGGGGCCTGAAATTAAAGCTTTAATATAGCTCATGAAAGGTAAACATTGGCAGCTGAAGGGCCACGCAGACCATTTATCCGGCAAAATTCCACGCGTAATCCGGTGGTAATTTCTTCTGCATCGCGGAGATTGAGCGCTGAAACATGAAGCTGGACATCGATACGACCATCGGATGGGGTGATAAGACCCTTGCCGCTTTTGCCGTCAAAGGTTTTGACAATTCCTGTCATTTTACGGGACAAAAAAATTCCTTAATACTGATAACTTGGCGCACTATACACACGTTCCTGAAGAAAGCTATAGTTTTTTGATGGGGTTGAAGATGGCTGGATGTCTAAAATAAACATTGCTTCATATGTTCAACTATGCGTTAATGATTGCGTCGGTTTGAAGAACAGACGATATACGAAGTAGTTTACTAAAGCAGTTCTCATTTCAGGTGTTATTCACTTATTCCTTCTTTGAGTCTCTCCAATTAAGTACGAAGTCGTTTCTGTTATGCAAACCATTTATGCCGAAAGGCTCAAGTTAAGGAATGTAGAATGTCAAATAAAATGACTGGTTTAGTAAAATGGTTTAACGCTGATAAAGGTTTCGGCTTTATTTCTCCTGTTGATGGTAGTAAAGATGTGTTTGTGCATTTTTCTGCGATTCAGAATGATAATTATCGAACCTTATTTGAAGGTCAAAAGGTTACCTTCTCTATAGAGAGTGGTGCTAAAGGTCCTGCAGCAGCAAATGTCATCATTACTGATTAAAATTCATCGCTCGTCTGTATACGATAACGAAGAAGGCTGATGCCTGAGTAGAGATACGGACAGAGTAGTGAATATTGGATCTCTTTAATAAAAAGTAAGGAGGTCCAATACATGAAACAATGGCTAGCATATTTGGCAAAATCTTAATCAGGAAAAGTATGCTAACCATTGTGGTGAAGTGCAGGTTTGCTGCATGAATAGTTTTACAGCAGAAGCTAACTGCTGGCATGGCAAAACAAAGTGCGTAAGTGGATGACTCCCACAAAAAGCACCACAATCTCAAACCCGCTCAGGCGGGTTTTTTATTATC